AGAGCGCGAACAGGAATATTTCGATATAGCCACAGACAGAATCAACAAGACATGGGTTCAACCAGACCTTCTGTGATGCCTAGCAATACCACATCTTGTTGTTGATACTGGAAAACAGATCAAAATGTGCCTATAGTGCAGGAATATTTTCGGGGCAATTTTCGTGGTATTTAAAAAAGATGGCCGAAAAACCCAAGCGTCCAAGGGGTAGACCACCCAAGCCAAAGGCTGACACAGGGCCAAAACGTCCCGTGGGCAGGCCCAAGGCTGACATCGATATCACACAACTGGAAAACCTAAGTGCGCTGAACTGCACGATGCCAGAGATTGCGGCGTTTTTTAAGGTTCCACTCAGAACGTTAGAGGATCGATACACCAATGACCCCAAGGTCAGGGCGGCGATAGACCAAGGCCGTGAGGTGGGTAAGCTATCTGTCAGGCGCAAGCAGATGCAGATCATGAACGATCATGACAACCCCACAATGGCGATCTGGCTAGGCAAGCAACTGCTAGGCCAAAGGGACAAGCATGACGTTGTGACTGAGGACAAGTCTAGTCAGGCGCTCTCTGAAGCATTCAACATCCTGAATGATATGGTGAAACACAGGCAGTCCTGATGGCCCCAGATGGATTTCTCAACGGCTTGGCCCCTGATCAGCTTGCTAGGCTGAAAAAGCTCACTGATACCTTTACTGAAGAAGAGGCCCAAGCGTTTGCGGCGCAAGTCAAGTGGGCATCGACAGCACGACAAAAGCAGAAAGCCCCAGAGGGCGATTGGTCTGTGTGGTGCATCCTCGCTGGCCGTGGGTGGGGTAAGACACGGACAGGCGCTCAAGACATTGTTGGGTATGCTATGGCCAACCCAGAGGCACGGTGCGGCGTTGTAGCCCCGACACAGGGCGATCTGCGGCGTGTCTGCTTTGAAGGCCCAAGCGGATTGCTAAACTGCGTTCCCAAGGGTTGTTTGTGGCAGGGTGAGGGTAGCGCATACAACCGCACGGCGATGGAGTTGCGCCTTTGGAACGGTTCAGTGATCCAAGGTTATGCCGCCATAGAGCCAGACCGCCTCAGAGGCCCACAGTTTCACAGGGTATGGGCCGACGAACTAGCCGCATGGCGCTATCCCGATGCATATGATCAGATGATGTTTGGCCTGCGTCTGGGCGACAAGCCGCAACTCATCATCACCACGACGCCCAGACCCACAGAAATCATCCTGAATCTGGTCAAACGCGACGGCGTTGATGTCCACCTGACCCAAGGTAATACCTTTGAGAACGATGATAACCTAGCCGAAAGCGCCTTGAAGCAACTGCGTGAGCGGTATGCTGGCACCAGATTAGGGCGTCAGGAGCTTTATGCAGAGTTGCTACAGGACATTGAGGGGGCGCTTTGGTCATACAGCTTCCTTGAAAGGTCACGGATACAGAAGGATAGCCTGCCAGAGCTAGAGCGAATTGTCGTGGCGATAGACCCCGCTGTAACGGCTAGTGAAGATTCCGATGAGACGGGCATCATCGTGGCAGGCAAGGGGTTCGATAATCGCTACTATATCGTTGACGATTGTTCTGTTAGGATGTCGCCAGACGGATGGGGTAGGCTGGCTATTGATATGTTTTATAAATATCAGGCTGACCGCATCGTTGCAGAGGTTAACAACGGCGGTGACTTAGTGGAGGGGTTGCTAAGAAATATCGACAATACAGTGCCTTACACCCCTGTCAGGGCGTCGAGGGGTAAGCTGGTCAGAGCCGAGCCAATAGCGGCGCTGTACGAACAGGGTAAGGTTAGCCATGTGGGAATGTTCAAAGAGCTAGAAGATCAGCTTTGTTCATATTCGCCCACAAGCAAAAAGTCGCCTGATCGATTGGACGCCCTAGTCTGGGCGCTTACAGAACTTAGCCAGTCCACAGGGAAGGCGTATTGGAGAATTAGCTGATGGCTTCCATTGTAGATTTTTTTCGTGGATTTAGGGTAGCACCACAAGAGACAAAAGAAGCGCCACAGGTCGTTTTGACCACTACCACCAACTATCACTACCGCAGGGATTCATACGAAAGTTACGCCGCAGAGGGCTATCAACAGAATGCCATCGTGTTTCGATGTGTGAATGAAATCGCCAACGGTGCCGCATCGATCCCATTCAAGGCGTTTCAAGGCGACATAGAACTAGACCAACACCCTATTCTGTCGCTACTGGAGCGGCCAAATGCCCAACAGGCTGGGGTGGAATATTTTCAATCACTGTATTCTTTCCTGCTTCTTGGTGGCAACAGCTACGCCATACGCACTGATGTGGCTGGTTTACCAAGGGAGCTTCACCTGTTGCGGCCAGATCGTGTCAGGGTCAAGCCAAGCAAGACATCCCTGCCCAGCGGGTATGAGTATGTTCTTAGCGGCAAGGTCGTCAAAGAGTACGATGTTGACCCAGAGACAGGCGCATCTGACATCAAGCACATGAAGATGTGGAATCCTCTTGATGACTATTATGGCCTGTCACCAATCATGGCGGCGGCTGTCGATATCGACAACCACAACGAGATCAACAAGCACAACATCGCTCTATTGCGGAACGGGGCGAGGCCAACGGGCGCTATTGTTTTCAAGCCAGCCAATGACAGGGGCATGTCCATCCAACTCACGGACGGACAGCGCCAACAACTCAATGACGATCTAAGACAAAGGTTTCAAGGCGTCGATAATGCAGGCAAGCCGCTATTGCTTGAGGGTGATTTCGATTGGAAAGAGATGGGCCTGTCGCCTAGAGACATGGATTTCCTGCAACAAAAGAACATCAGCGCCAAAGATATCGCGCTCTGTTTCGGTGTTCCTAGCCAATTGATTGGCATCCCAGACGCTCAGACCTACGCCAACGTCCAAGAGGCACGGCTGGCTTTATATGAGGAAACCATCATACCGCTGGCAAGGCGTGTGGAATCAGATTTCAACGAGTGGCTGGCTCCGCAGTACGGTGATGATATCACCATCGCATACGACTTTGAGTCGATCCCCGCGATGGTCGAGCGGCGGCGTCGAATATATGAGAACGTGGTGTCAGCGGTTCGTGAGGGCATCATTTCACGCAACGAGGCTAGAGAGCGGCTTGGGCTAGAGCCAATCAGGGGGGGTGACGATGTCTTTATCGCGGCTAATCTTTTTCCCTTGGGATCGGCAGAGGTCGCGCCAGCGGAAGGGGAAGAGGCAGAGGAAGATGGCAAACAGGCTTATGATATGGGCCTTGCTTCTAAAAGTGAGGTTCAAAGAGATGTTTTCACAACTGAAGCAGAGGCTGAAGCGCGTGCTGAAGAAATAGGTTGCACTGGCACCCATGCCCACGGAACGGATGATGGCATGGTCTACATGCCCTGTGCGTCCCATGCAGATTACACCAGATTGACGGGTGATGAGCTTGAGACGCCAAAGCAAGACCCACGATATGGTCAGGGCCGTGATGTCTTTGAGACACAGCCAGAGGCGGCGGCTAGGGCCAGAGAGCTTGATTGTGATGGCACCCATACTGTCAGAGGGCCAGACGGCAACTTTTACATGCCCTGTGACAGCCATGCGATTTATCTGCGGGTTACAGGTCAGAACAAAGAGGATGAGCTTGATGACGATGCGAAGGCGGAATCTGATGTTGACACAAGGCCAACTGAAGCAATGGCGAAAGAGGCTGAGCGCGGCCTTGCCATGCGGAGAGAATTCAACAGGGGCGGGACAGAGGTCGGTGTCGCCAGAGCCGTCCAGCTTGTCTCAAGAGAAAGATTGTCACCAAGAACAGTCAGGCGAATGCACAGCTTCTTCAGCCGACATGAGGTAGACAAAAGGGCAGAGGGGTTCAGACAGGGCGAGGAAGGCTACCCGTCCGCAGGAAAAATCGCTTGGTTGCTTTGGGGAGGAAATTCGGGCCAGACATGGGCCAGACGAACGGTTGCCAAACTGGACAAGGAACGCGATGAACAGAAACAGATTGAGGCCATCATGCTTCCATGCTGTGACGGGTGTGACCCGTTGGCATATGGAGAGGCAAAGGCTGATGTATCAGCTAAGATCAAGAAGACAATCGCCAACAAGGTCAAGGAACACAACGACAAACATGGCGACAAGAAGGGCAAGCGCGTCACCCAGAGAATGCTAGAGGCCGTGTTCCGCAGAGGTGTTGGGGCTTACAGAACCAATCCAGAGTCCGTAAGGCGCACAGTGATGGGACCAGACCAGTGGGCGATAGCCAGAGTCAACGCTTTCTTGTTTGCGGTGCGTCGTGGCAGATTCCGCAGTGGCAAGTTTGACCTTGACCTGTTGCCGTCAGGCCACCCACTCAAAAGCAAGAAGTGATGCTTGCATCAAAAGCCGTCAGAACGCGAATTTCGGTTCGCAAGGAATTCATCGAACAGACGAGACTGCGCCTTGGCTTTGAGCGCAAGCTGAGATTGCAGATGCAAACCCTGTTTGCAGAGACGGGATCACAGGCCCGTAACGAATACCGCAGTGCAGGCCGTCTGACCAGAACGGCCCCTGACCTAGCAAACAAGTGTGCAAGCCTACTCACGGGCCATTACAGGGCCGTTATTGATGCTTTTGGCTTGAGGATACTGAGACAGCGCAAGGCAGAGAGCGAGTTTGAGGTTCTGATCCAGCAATATGTCACTGAAATCGGTTCAACCCGCATCACCCAGATCAGCAACACCACCATGAATCAAATCCGCAGAGTGATCTTGGCGGGGGAGAAAGAGGCGCTTGGTGTTCAGGCCATAGCTGATTCCATCTTTGAAAGTCAGCGCGGGACATTCAGCAAGTATCGATCAGCCACCATCGCACGGACAGAGACGCACGGTGCGGCCAGCTACGCCAACCATGAGGTCAACGCCAGTCTAGAGATTCCCAATCAGAAGAAACGGTGGGTGGCTACCGCTGACCTACGCACCAGATCAACCCATGCGGCGGCTAACGGGACAGAGGTTGATCTTGATGAGGACTTTATCATTGGCGGCGTTGCTATGGGCTACACAGGTGACCCCCGTGGTGGGGCTAAGAACGTCATCAACTGTCGATGCGTCACGCTGTATGTGACGCCAGAGGATGATGTCTTTGTCGATGACGATACGCCAGTGGCTCAGAAGCCTGTGCCGTCTAATCAGATTTATGGTGAAGCTACAGACAACGAGATATTATTCCATGATCGGGCTGGGTGGAACACATCATCTAAAGTCTTTAAGGTGGTTGCTCTTACAAGGCCAGTTGACACAATCAGTGATGGCAAGCGTGCCTACTACAGAGAGAACCGCAAAGGGTCGAGTGACGTACCGCAAATTAGTATGGCGCAAACCGCTGACGAATTAAGAGACGGGGATGCTCTGGAATTACGATCAAAAACAACGTGGCGGCATGAGTATGGTCATCACATAGATTTTATGATGGGTCGGCATCTCAGAGACAATCCATCACGAATTGGCATATCAGCAGACCTAAAGGATACAGTGATTGAAGACAGAAAGCTCCACCGCAGTCCTAAATTGAAACAAAAGGATAAGGAAGCTGAAGCAAGCATATTGGCTTTTCTAAAAACCAGAGGCTTAGATTTAGACCCAAACGAGTTCGCAAACAGGCCATCATTTTATAATTATAGAATGTGGTTAAGCACAGAGCGATCAACGGATGGACGATTTGTTGACGTGCTGGATGACATTCAATTTGATGAAAGCACCGTCAACGAAATATTGAAGGGGTCAGGGTTTGATTTTGAGGATGTCGTCGCATTGTTTGGCGATGGAAAGAATGCGAAGGGGCAGATACGCGATGGTGGCCCAGTTGGTTTGTTAAACATTGTCAATGACAGCACCGTAAGCAAAAGAGACTTTTTGTTTTTCCTAAATGATCTGAAGGTCAACAGGGTAGGCCAAGGCGCAGATAATGCAGGGTGGAGCGCATGGTTGCAGAGGCACAGCCATATGAGTGAGGCTGATTACTTAGCTGACTACATGGAAGCGATGTCGAATGCCGCAATCGGCAAGGGACATGGCAAAGCCTACTATGGAACATTTCTTTCGCTGGGTGGCGGCATCCGAATGAGTCACACAACAGAGATGATGGCGAACTATGTTGGGTTGATGGGAACAGACCCTAAAAGGGCGGCTATCTATAGAAGGCTTATTGAAAGAGTCGCGCCCCAGAGCCTCAAAAAGATGGATGACTTGTTTGATGAAATGCTAGATGGGGGGAAAATGCCTGATGACATTTGAGAATGAGACATCAGTGAATGATGCCATAGACAGATACATTGAACACTTTGGCAAGGACGATGTGACTATCTTCCAGATGTCATTTTCGGATGATGTCACAAGGCAGTTCGTAAAGATCATAGATCAGGCAATCGCCAGCGATACACGACTAGAGCTTGAGGAATTTATAGAGAGAATTGGTCTTGGCGTCCCTGATGATGTCGTTGTGTAAACGCATGGGCCAGACCCAAAAGCGAGTCTGACCCCAAAGGCTACCAGATGAGAAGGATGGGCAGGGAGATGACCATAGCCGCTCCCAGCACACCAAAGAAAATCTTCACCGCGATCAGCATGGCGATCTCCCCCTTTCGATGCATGGCAGGCAGGAAGAGTATTCGTCGCAATAGCAGACATCCTCTTCATACCGCTTTTGCTCATAACAGCCGCCGCAATACATATCGTCGGCCTCTGCGTCATAGATCGTTGCGTTACGCTCATCGCATACAGCGCACTTGCTTCCCATGTCACTGCCCCCCTTTCTGAGTGTACTTGACCACGGAATATGTTCTGCCCGTCAGGGTCAGCCGTGCTTGGTAACGAATCATCTGCGGCTTGCGCCTAGTGCCACGCCGCTCAAGCATGGGCATCCATTTCATGGCGTACCGAATGGCCGACTTGATCTCGCGGTCTTGCGATGCGGGTAGCACCTTCCGCAGTTTGCCAAACGTGTCATGCCCCTTCTGAACATGGGCGATGATGCTGGCCGCTAGACGGCCCTTAGAGGCCGCTGTCATGCGGGGCTTACTAGGTGCCACCTCAATGCGCGGTGCCTGTTCAGCGAGGCTTGTAGCGCCTTTAACGATACAGTCGGGGTGGCCGCGCCGCAGGAAGTTTGGAATGTCGAGTGAATTGGTCATTGCAGTCTCCGTGGTTTGGTGAGGCGGTTAGCTTGCCGCCTCAAGTTGATCCTCACGAACCGCGCTCGTCCAACTGCCGAAAGGAGTCCGATACTCAATCGTGTAGATGGCGCGGCCCTCGTAAACGAGAACGTCCTTGATGGTGATCTTGCGACCATTGATGAAGGAAGCGTCGTCGCGGACGATTGCATCTTGGGAAATTGAAAACTTGGTCATGGAAATCTCCGTGGTTTGGGGCGGGGCCAAAGCCCCGCCTCGTTGTGCTTATTTTGTGGGGTTCTGCGGCTCAAGTTTGGCCGCAAGTTCAATGATATCGAAAATCGCATCGACGCCTGACTTGGTCAGATAGACAATGTGAAAGTCAGGATTGCAAAGGATGGGGTCACCCTCGCCTGTGCGATCATCAACAAAAACCATGCCCTTCAGAATGAGGCTGGCAAGCAGACCGCCGACTTGCTGACGGTTCCAACCAAGCCTGATGCCGATGTCGGCAGGGTTTGCGTCACTGTGATTATCGCTGTGCTGTTCGTTGCGGGTGCCATAAGCGATGCACATTTTCATGGCGGCGATTTCGTTTTTGGTAAGGTCAATCATTGTTTTGTTTCTCCGTGGTTTCTGAATGTCCTTACATCTTAATGCAGGGGTTACTATTGTCAACAGCAAAAACGACATAAAAGTGATTTTTCTCGCATATTGTTATATGGCTTGACTTAGCGTATGCTTTTCCAAACTAGGAGTAGCTATGCCAATCCCAAAGCCTAGCGCTGGCGAAAGCGAATCGGATTTCATGGAGCGGTGCATGGTCAATGACACCATGCAGGCTGAGTATTCCCGCCGTGACCAGAGGGTCGCTGTATGTCTTAGCAGTTTCCGCGATGGTAACAAGGGGACTCAAATGAACGAAATCAGTGAGATTGAGACTGAAGACGCGCAAGTAGAAGTGAAATTTCAGACTGGGACGCTTGATCTGGCCGCAGATTTTGAACTAAAGGCGTACCATGATGATGACGACGATGAGAAAAAAGGCCAGTTTGAAGGTTACGCCAGCGTTTTCGGCAATAAAGACTTGGGCAACGATGTGGTTGTGCAAGGCGCATTTGAAAAATCACTGAGAAACAAAGACCCCAAGCGGGTCAAAATGCTATTCCAGCATGACACCAAGACTCCCATCGGCATTTACACCGACATCCGCGAAGACAGAAAAGGTCTTTATGTAAAAGGCCAACTTGCCATGCAGACTCAAAAGGGTCGCGAGGTTTATGAATTAATGAAAATGGGCGCAATCGATGGCTTGTCAGTAGGCTATCGGGTAGACGCCAAAGGCTATTCCTTTGACGAGCGCGGCAAGAAGCGTTTGTTGAAAGAGGTTGATCTAATGGAGATCAGCGCGGTTACCTTTCCAATGAATCCCAGAGCAAGAATCCGCTCTGTCAAATCAGAGGAAAGGACGGTTCGTGAGTGGGAAGCATTCTTTCGGGACGAAGGCGGCTTATCACGCACAGAATCAAAAGTAGCGGCAGGGGCCGTGGCAAAGGCTTTAGACCAGCGAGAGGTTGGCGATGAGCAAACAGGAGTGATGGATTCCATCACCAAACTCACCAACATCCTAAAAGGAGACTGATGATGTCTGAGGATATCAAAACGGCAGTCGAGGGCATGGCTACGGCTTTTGAGGAATTCAAAGCCACCAATGATGCTCGTCTGGCTGAAATTGAGAAGAAGGGTTCGTCTGACCCGCTGGTCGATGAGAAGCTGAAGAATATTGAAGCTGATCTTGACCGCTTTGAAGACATTAACCAGAAGCTGACACTTGCACAGCAAGAGCAAAAGGGCTTTAGCGAAAAGCTAGAGAACATGGAAGCGCTCTTGAAGCGCCCAGAGGTCAGCATGGAAACCGACCAAGTTGACATGGCTGTCAAGGCGTTTGACAAGTGGCTACGCAAGGACAAGCAAGGGCTAGAGCCAGAAGAGATCAAAGCTCTGACGGTTTCTGATGACACCCAAGCTGGCTTCCTTGCGCCGCCAGAATATGTCAACGAACTGATCAAGACGCTGACTGAAATCTCGCCAATGCGTACCATTGCGCGGGTTCGTCAGACCAGTCAGAAATCGGTTCAGATGCCATCTCGCACCGCGACCTTCTCTGCCGCATGGGTTGCAGAACAAGGCACACGGTCAGAGACAACTGGCTACACGACCCAGTTGGAAGAGATACCAACCCATGAGCAATATGCTTTGGTCGATATCTCTAACCAGATGCTTGAGGATTCTGTCTTCAACCTAGAGGCAGAAATGCAGGAAGAGTTTTCAACTCAGTTCGCCAAGAACGAGGGCAACGCCTTCATCTCTGGTGATTCAGTTGGAAAGCCAGAGGGTGTTCTGACCAACTCTAGCGTTGGCACGACCAACTCTGGTTCTGGCACTGCTCTAACTGGAGACGGCCTGATCGATCTGGTTCATGCTGTTAAAACCCCGTATGGGGCAAATGGAACATTCATCTTCAACCGCACCACTCTTGCCGCGATCCGTGGCCTGAAAGATACGGCTGGTCAGTATGTGTTCCAAGCTGGCATGATGCTAACGGCTGGCGTGCCGAATACCATTCTGGGATATCCTTATGTGGAAATGCCAGATATGCCTGATGTGGCTGGCTCTGCCAAGCCTGTTGCCTTTGGTGATTTTGCCCGTGGCTATATGATTGTGGACAGAGTGTCCCTTTCGGTCATGCGTGATCCATTCACACAGGCAACGTCAGGGAATGTTCGCTACGTTGCTCGTTCAAGGGTTGGTGGTCAGGTGGTTCTGGCTGAAGCTCTTAGAACTCAAACCATCAGTGCATAGGGGGCTGACATGAAAGACCTTTCAAACTCAATCGCAACCGCCCTATCTCACAAGAGTGCTGTAACTACAGCCGCTTCCAACGGCACAGGCGTTGACCTTCAGGGCTATGAAGGCGCAACGGTTCTTGTCACCATTGGCGCGGAAGGGGACACCCTGTCTGGCTCAGTTTTCTTTGAGATTGGGCTAGAACATTCTGATGATGACTCAACCTATACTGATGCGGTTCAAGCTGACATCGTTGACGGCACGATTGCCAGCGACGGCGTCTTCTTGAAAATCGATGGAACAGGCACCGCTGGCACGGCAGGAAATCCTGATTCCACGGGCGCGACGTATCGGGTTGGTTATCGTGGTGGCAAGCGCTATATCCGCACCACCATCGCCAAGACAGGCTCACACTCTAACGGTACACCGTTGGGAACAACGGTGATCAAGAGCCATGCCCGTCACACTGGCGACAATGCGTTCACAGCGCATAACGCCTAAACAATCGGGGGCAGGGGTGACCTTGCCCCCTTTCTGTTATCGGAGAGCTAGATGGCTATAAGAATGATCAGGCCAGCGGTTGGTGTGGCAAACGGTCTAGGATCAGTCACCCGCACATATTCAGAGGGCGAGGAGCTTTCTGAAAACCATGATTGGGAAAAGGCCCGTAATGCCGATTTCATGGCGCGTGGGCTTGCTGAAGAAACCAAGGTGGTTGAACCTTCAGAAACCAAGGCAGATGCCCCCCAGAGGGCCAGAAACGACGATGGCACACTCAAAGCCGACGACCCAAGCACTCCAGAGGTGAATGAGGCGTGGGAAGGTGGGCAAGCCCCAAAAAAGCGTGGCCGTCCGAAAAAATCGTCTTAGCGTAGGGGCATGGTCAGATGACGGCAGGGAATTTCAGCCTAACAATTGAGCAAGGCGCAACTTTTTCGCTTGTCATCACCTACAAGGATTCCGCTGGTAGTGCCATCAACCTGACAGGGTTTACCGCAAGAATGTCATTGCGAACATTCATTGAAGACGCCTCTGCTATCCTTTCATTGACGACAGAGAATGGCCGCATCGCTTTGGGTGGTGCGGCAGGGACAGTCACGCTTACAGTATCAGCATCAGACACAGCCGCGCTGACCGCTGGCAATGGTGTCTATGATCTGGAACTTATTTCATCGGGCGGTGTGGTCACTCGTCTGATTGAGGGAAGCTATAGCATTGTTAGAGAGGTGACACGATGAACGATGTGACAGTTACGGATTCCATCACAAGCGTAGTTGTTGAAACTGGCAACGTCGTTGAGATATCCGAAACCAATAATCAGGTCACGATAGCTGACAAGACAAATTTGACTGTCACACAGACAACCAACTCTGTATCCATTCAAAACGTGGAGAACAAAGTCGAGGTGTTGTCTACCGCTATAGAAGTAGTATCAGTCGGCACACAAGGCCCACAGGGGCCATCTGGAGCAACTGTTATAGGCGGGAAGGCCGTGCCGACCACAGCGCCGTCTGACGGCGATTTGATAGCTTTTGACAGCGCAAGCGATGAGTTTGTTTACACCTTAGAAATTGACGCGGGGACATACTGATGGCCAACACAATCAAGATTAAACGCAACACCTCAGACTCTGATGCACCAACCACATCCAACATAGCGCAGGGTGAACTGGCATTCACAGAAGCAACGCAGATTCTTTTCTACCGCGATAATTCAGACAACATTAGAAAGATTGGCGGTGAGGGTGCGTTTCTTAGGAGTGATACAGATGACACGATGTCAGGGAATCTTACTGTCACGGGCAATCTGACAATTGAAGGCACAACCACCACAGTTGATTCCACAACAGTTTCAATTGCTGACCCACTTTTCAAGTTGGCCAAAGACAGCACCAATGATTCCGCTGATCTTGGATTTTATGGCAAGTATGTGGAATCAGGCACCACCAAGTTCGCGGGTTTCGCAAGGGATGCAGATGATTCAGGCAAGTTTATCTTGTTTGATGGGCTTCAGACAGAACCAACATCTACTGTGAACAAGAGCGCGACAGGTTTCACAAAGCAAACTCTGTTAGCAAATATTGAAGGAAACCTTGCAGGCTCACCGCAGATCACATCACCGACCATTGTTACGCAACTGGATATGAATGGCACAGAGCTAATTCTTGATGCTGATGGTGATACCTCAATCACGGCTGACTCAGATGATCAAATTGATTTCAAAGTAGGCGGCGGCGATGAACTTGTTCTTACCTCTGGCACATTGAGGCCAGCGGCAGATGCTGGATTGGACTTAGGCACCAGCATCAAACGATTCTCAACTGGCTACTTTGATGCCATTACAACAACGAACAATATAGCTGGCTCAACTCTTGAATCCACAGTTTCAACTGGCACAGCACCTTTAACAGTAGCCTCAACAACAAAGGTCACAAACCTCAACGCTGATTTGCTGGATGGTCAATCTGGGCCAAGCAGCGCGATTGTCGGTTTGACTGACACCCAGACTCTCAGCAACAAAACGCTGACCTTGCCGCAAATCAACGACACAAGTGCTGATCATCAATATGTGTTTGCAGTTTCAGAATTAGCGGCTGACAGGACGGTCACCCTGCCGCTGTTGGCAGGCAATGATACCTTTGTGTTTGCAGATCATACCCAAACGCTGGACAACAAGACGATTGATGGCGGCACATTCTGATGGAAGTGAGCATTGCTGAATTCCAAGTTAAAGCCCATGAGGATTACCTTGGGGAGCTTTTAGGTAAGTATCTTGAAGCCAAGACCGCTGTGATGGTTTTGAAAGCACAGAACCAACAATACGAGGAAGCGCTTGCTGGGTTTGAATCAGCCAAAGAGCAAATCAAGGATGTGCAAAAACAACTGCAAGCAATGAAATCAAACAAGGATGCATTTGAAGAGCAGAACACAACCTTGAGCGAAGATTGCCAGACCTTAAAAGGTGATTTAGCAAGTCTTAAAACAGCCTTGCAGATGGAGCGTGAAAACTCCCTGATGTGGAAAGAAAAGTGCGAGGCATTGCAGGCTAAAAAAAGGCCTAGAGGTAGACCGCGCAAAAAGTAGGGGAGCATTTTGGCAAACACCATAAAGATAAAACGCTCCTCAACTGGTTCTGATACACCATCCGCAAGTGATCTGGCCGTTGGCGAACTGGCAGTCAATACGGCTGATGCAAAGCTGTTCACCAAACACACTGATGGATCAATCGTTGAGCTTACTGGCGGCGGTGGCGGGTCTGGAGACATTACTGCGGTCACTGCGGGGACAGGGCTTACAGGTGGCGGGACAAGCGGTGACGTTACAGTCAATGTAGATACTGGCATTGCGAATGGGAAAATACCCGTTTTCACAAGCGGTGCGGCGGATGATGATTTCCTCAGAATAGACGGCACATCAATTGAAGGCCGCTCCGCTTCTCAAGTTCTGTCTGACATTGCGGCCATGCCAATTGCTGGTGGTACGTTTACAGGTGATGTTCAACTAACAGACACGGATACTGGGTCTGGTGCAGGGCCGCTTTTGACATTGCGTCGTAATAGCTCATCTCCAGCCGATCAAGATTTACTTGGGCGTATACGGTTTACGGGCGAAAATGACGCTGATGAAATCTTTGAATACGCAACAATCACTGGGAGAATATTAGATAATACAGACGGCACTGAAGATGGCGGTATATTCTTTTCTGTAGGGTCAGGTGGATCGGCTGTAAGTAACCGTATGTCTCTGCAAGGTTTCGGAGACACCATATTCGTAAACAGAGATGTGAGACTTGATACTGGTGTAGATTTAAAGTTTGAGGGCGCGACCGCTAACACCAATGAAACAACCCTGACCGTTATTGACCCAACAGGTGATAACACCATCACCCTGCCTGACGCTACTGGCACAGTCGCCTTAACCTCTGATCTTGGAACCATAGCTTCACAAGCCTCTGATAGTGTTGACATTGACGGCGGTGCTATCGACGGGGTGGCGATAGGGGCCAACTCCGTAGCTACTGACTTGCGGGTTGGTGGCCTCAGACTTACTAGCAACAACATTTATGGCACCGTTACAAATCAAGAAATTGTCATCAACCCTGATGGAACGGGTGATGTAAGTTTAATAGCAGACACAGTAAATATTGGTGATCTAAATGCTGATGCCACGATAAGCACCAGAGGCACAGGTGATCTGACGATCAACACAAACAGCGGCACAAACTCTGGTTCTATCGTTCTCAAAGATGCCGCAAACGGAAATATTGACATTCTGCCCAACGGAACGGGCAAGGTAAATCTGGACGGGGATGGCTCATCTGGCGGTGTGACGATCAGTGATGGTTTGATTGATATCCGCACTGGCACAGGTGCAGTCAGCAAAGTGAAATTCTATTGTGAATCAAGCAACGCACATGCCCAAACATTACAGGCTCAGCCTCACAGCGCGGGTTCATCTGCGGTTCTGACATTGCCCACAGCGACAGGCACCCTGATAGGCACGGGTGACAGTGGCACGGTAGCAACAGGGATGATAGCGGATGACGCGGTTAATGCTGATAAGTTAGCAAATACAACGGTAACCGCTGGCTCATACACATCCGCAGATATCACAGTGGATGCTCAAGGCCGCGTCACAGCCGCAAGCAATGGGTCTGGTGGCGGTGGTGGTAGCGCATCAGACAGTTTCAAGACAATAGCTGTCAGCGGCCAGAGCAATGTCGTTGCAGAAAGCGCCACAGATACTCTAACACTCGTTGCTGGGAGCAACATGACAATCACCACAGATGCGTCAGGTGATAGCATCACTTTTGCCAGTAGCGGCGGCGGCGGTGGTGGCGGTTCAAGCACCCTGAGTGGTCTAAGTGATGTTACGATATCATCAATTCAGAATAATGATCTTCTGAAATATAACTCAACGGCTGGGGTTTGGCAGAACACCAACCTTGGCATAACCGTTGAGCCGACTATCACGATGGGTTCCAGTGTTTATATTGGGCCTATAACTGCCACACTCGCGCCATCATCAGGTAGTTACACATCAGTAGCCTACTATGCAGAAGTTCAGAATTCGTCAGGCACAGTTGTTGTATCAAACGCTAATATCACTAAAAATGGCAATACACTTAGCTGGACACAATCATCCGTTGGAACAAACTTTGTTTTGCGAGTCCAAGCACAAGATTTTGGAGACTTAGCTAGTGAGTTTGCTACCCATACGTATGATGTAACTTTATTCCCAGCGAGTAGGTATTTTCGACTTAGTGGCGGCGGTGAGGCGACTGCCTCTACCTACATGAGAGAGATTAAACTTTACACAGGGTTAAGCCAAAGCGGCACAAAATACCCGACAGTCAACATGACCTCAAACACAACTCCAAGTCCGTTAGTCGCTTCATCTACAGCTTATTACAGTTCTAGTTATGAGCCTTGGGAATGTTTCAATGGTATCACTTATGACGGTTGGTGGAATTTGGGTCAATATGGTTCAGCACAAAGCAATTGGTACATTCAGATTGATTTAGGTTCTGGCAATGCAGTTTCTATTAATTCAGCAGAAATTAGTGTGAACACGAGTTTTCAAGGTGGCGCTCAAAGCTATATCTTGGCCGCTAGTAATACTGGGTCATTTTCAGGTGAAGAGGTTACAATAGGCACTGTTCCATCTGGTGTGACAAGCACTGGTTTCATTGATATTAACTAGGTAGGCCAAGCATGAGCTTGAAATCTGAATGTGAGACATCAGTATTTTCTTTCGCGCCGCTTCATAAACAATTGAACGCAAACCTGTTTGATGAACATAAAGATTACGTCAGAATAGTTATACAGGTTCACCGTGATGAATACTTGCGTCGAAAGCTGGCTGGTGAAACGGCTTTTGTTTTATCTGATGCAGATAGAAAATTTTTAGACGAAAGTACGCCGTGGTAATTCACGCCAAGGAAGGGTGAGTGATGGCTAGAGATGTCACCTCAAACATGATCGCACAAATGGAGGCAATAACTCTGCAACCATTCTTGGCGTTCAAGTTAGACTTTGAAGGTGATCCAGTTCTGGCATGGACAGGAACAGGTAACATCACCATCAATTCAGAAGAATACATCGGCACTGGCACATTCATCGGAATTGATAGGGTTTCCGAAACTGCCAACGTGCAAGCCAATGGCGTCAAAATATCTATCTCGGGGGTGCCAAACGACCTTGTTTCTTTAGCCCTGAACGAGAATTATCAGGGCCGTGAGGCCATTATTTATTTTGGCACAATGTCAGGCGGCTCCGTGGTATCGACGCCCTATGCACTGTTCAAGGGATTCATTGATATCATGATCATCCAAGAGAACGCAGATATCACCACCATCGGGCTGACCGCAGAAAACAAACTTATAAATCTTGAGCAATCAAAGGTGAGAAGATTTACAAGTGAAGATCAAAAGATAGATTTCCCAAACGACAAGGGTTTTGATTTCGTCGCTGGGCTTCAAGACAAAGAAATTGTTTGGGGTACATAATGGGATTTTTTAAGAGATTCATTAAAAATTTAACCAAGCCAGAAACGCTCATCACAGCCGCATTGATGGCGGTTATTAATCCTGTTGCTGGTTTGGGCAAACTTGCTTCAGCGGCTATATACGCGGCGGGTACGGCGGCAATGTCTGCATTGTCACCCGTCCCAGAATTACCAGACTTTTCAAGTTTCACAAGTCAGAGCCAAAACAGACGGCAGATGATCAAACAGCCCACGCAACCGCGCAGGGCAGTTTATGGCACAGTCAGAGTTTCTGGCCTTCTGGCTCATATCGAATCAACAAATTCTGATAGATATCTGCATTTGGTTGTCACGCTTGCAAGCCATGAGGTTCAAAGCATATCAGCGATCAGACTAAATGATGTGCAACTGACGCTAGACGGGAATGGGAATTGCACATCGCCAAGCCGATATGCGGGTTTGGTCAGGATAAAAACTCACTCAGGCACGGATGACCAGATAGCAGACACTGATCTGGTTGCAGAGAGTGAATCAGGGTGGACATCTGAGCATCGTCTAAGAGGCGTGGCGTATCTATATGCCAGATTAGATTTTGACAGAGATGCATTCCCGAATGGCATACCGACAATCACGGCTCTGGTATCTGGCAAAAAGGTATTTGATCCCAGAAATTCAGGCACAGCGTTTTCATCAAATGCCGCTCTTTGCATCAGAGATTATCTTACAGACACCCGATATGGAGTCGGCGCGTCGTCGAGTGAGATCAATGACACAAGTTTCACAACAGCGGCAAATCTTTGTGACGAAAACGTGACGCTGGCGGCTGGCGGCACAGAGAAGCGCTACGAATTTCACGGGACAATCGAATCTTCAGAACAGCCAAAACGAACGATTGAGCAAATTCTGACATCATGTGGCGGCGTTCTGTTTTACACAAATGGCCAATTCAATCTGAAAGCCGCTGGCTATGTAAGCCCAACAATCACACTTGATGAAGGCGATGCTATCGCTGGGCTACAACTGCAAACAAAGCAAAGCATCCGCGATAATTTCAACGCCGTTAAAGGGGTGTTCACGCCTGCAACTACAGACTATGTGGCGGCAGATTACCCAGCCTTTCAATCATCTACATTCTTAGCAGAGGATAATAACCAACTGAAATTCTTGGAATTTAATCTGCCTTACACAACCTCTGCCGCAATGGCGCAAAGGCTTGCTAAGATAGCCCTCTTCAGAAATCGCCAGCAAGTTGTTCTGAACGGAACATTTAACTTAAAAGCATTTCAGTTAAACGTCGGCGACACGGTTCAGATAACCAATTCAAAATTTGGATTCACGAACAAAATATTTGAGGTGGCGCAGTGGGATATTCAAGCCGATGCAGGGTCTGTTGGGGTAGCGCTTCAATTACGAGAAACAAATAGCGCCGTTTATGACTGGAATGCGGAAGAGGCGGTGTTCGCGCAAGACAACACCAATCTGCCAGACCCGTTTGATATTCCTGCCCCGTCAGTGGTGGCATCCGATGAGCTACAAATATTTAAC